TGTGCCACGCTACCAATAACCATCTTGAAGTTATCTGGAGTATTCGGAATTGTGGATTTCAACGCAACCAATTTGTCGATTTTCGGTGCGTTATCGGGTAGATTAAACACACCACGCCCGTCAGCAGTCGTGACAGCTATTCTGTAAGTGTCACCTGGTAGCGCTTGTGGAATAATCAGCTGTCCTTTCCCCTGCCCTGCGTATACCCACGCTCCAGCAAAGCCGAGTTCATCGGCACTTAGCCCGTCTTCTATGACGATTGCCTCGCCTTGCACGTGGTTCGTTTTATACCAGACGCGACCGATTAAATCTTTAGATTCCCACGATACAAGAATATCGTATCTATGAGACCCGTTTGGTAATGTGCGGTACCGTGTATATGCCTTGATGTTTTTTGGCGTTTCCGCGGGATGCAGCCATGCAGATAAATCTACTCTGGCCGTAGAGTAATCTGAACGCTTGCCGAGTTCGTTTTCCGAATATACCCGGACAGTGTATTTCTTGGTTCCGTCTGCTTCAAAGGTATAAGAGTTCTCGCTGTTTTCAAATCTTCCGCGGTGTACCCAAACATTAGCTCCGTCCTCTCTCGTCTCAAGATATACAGTATTGGCCGTTTTAGGATTAATCCAAGCGCAATGCACAGAGCAATCTGTGCTGGCTCCGTAACCAGTTTTTACTGTGCAGGTAACGGTAAGATCTGTCGGGCCGTTAACGATATTATCGTATGCCGTTATTTCTGGCACTTTACTCGTGTCAGGACTGTACAATTCCGGATAGTATTCGATGCCGGTAATTGTCCGAGTAGCGTCGTCCATCCCCTTTTCGATAGCCAAAACCTTGAACATCTTAGCTATTTTTCCCGTTTTACCTGCAGCATAAACCGCATCTGCAGAAAAACCGGTAGCGTCTGAAACTGTTACTTTGCATCCGTCTATTGATGTGATTGCAGATTCATAGATTTTATCGGTATCCTGATCACGAACAAAAATTGAGCTGTAATCAATATCAATAGGCTGATCCAAAGTTAATTCTTTTCCGTTAACGCTAACAATCCGACCACCAGTGCCCCACGTCGTATTATCGGTCTGTACAAGAATAACATCGCCGATTGTGCAAGCGATCGCATCGACGAATGCGTCAAAAGAGACTGTTCGGATCTCATACTTATTCGACCGAAGTTTATATCGTCCGAACGCATAAGCTTGTTTCAATGAGGTACACCCCATTAGTTCGATCTGCACCGGCTGTACATTTCTTTCCGCAGTATCGTAATCATCACCGTAGACGGTCAGCACGTCGCGTTCGTAGTTCTTGTCTTTATTCATAAAAGATATTTCAACTGCGTTTGCCCGCTGATCCCGAGCCTGAAATTCTTCTTTAAAAGAGTCCTTTTTCATGTTGGCAACGGTAAACAACTGCACAGGCGTTCCCGCATAGTCATAGACACAAGAGAACTTAGTACCCATTAACAGAATAGCTCCGCGGCCAACGCGGCACGGGTAGTCTTTTGCGTCCCAAACGGACATAGCGCTGTCATATAAATAATTAAACGCCATCCCGGCATTAGCACATGCTGCCGCCCACGCTTTGAATGCATAATAGTCTATATTTTCTTTTCGGACGCCGTCGGCTTCATATTCAAATCCGCCCTCGGTATCGTCAATTTTTAGGCAGTGGTGCAAAATATCATAAGTAGCCCATGCCGGATTGTCTGCCGGCCGTTCTTCATAATGCTTTGTTGCCGGATTCCAGACGTTGACGTTCTTACGCGTAACGAGGCACGTCATAGACGGATCGTTCCCGGACAGCTGGTCTGTGGCCAACGCTTTAATTCCGATAAGTGCTTTGCCCGGGTACTCGAAATCGTCATAAATAACTTGGGTAACGCCTTGCCACTGCACTTTATTCGCGTACCGGATAGACGTGCCCGCTTTTTTTGTGCATCTTGCGCGCACTTCATATCGTGCAGGTTCCAAATCGTGTACTGCATAAACAAGATAAAAAGCTTTATTGGTATTCTTCTTAATACGGCCGATATTTATATTCTTCCAATCGGTATCTCCTACTTTTCTGTATTGCGCTTCCAATTCGACCCAGGTTTCGGAAGTACCGCCGCTATCATTTGAATAGTACAGACCCATAGGGAATGAAAATGTTAATTCAAGCCCCTGTGCTGTATTTCCGTCTAATTTATGCGTGTGCCAATTGCTATCATCGTTGAGCTCGTAAGCAAGCCCCGTATCAGCATAAGAGTCATTAAAATTCGGAATAATTTTTTGTGTATTCGTGCCCAAACGGATATCTACCTGCACATCGGCATAGTTGCTTATCGGATTTCCATTGAGTTCGATGTTAGATATTTCATCAATCGGCCCTTCGGCTACACAGTAGAGTATATTCAGATATTGTTTTTCTCCCGCAGATACAACGTGCCGGGCGAGCATAATACCCGAAGTCTTAACAGTGCCATAAACAATAGGCAAAGGATACCCTTGCCCTGTTAATGTCGTCGGAGCACCCCAGCCGTAAGTATTTGACTGCTCAGTGTTACTCAAGTCTGCTTTCGGGGTCGGCGTCAGCTTATTAACCAGTGCATTCCCCACCATACCGATTGCAAGAGACAAGCCCATGCGCACCCACATACTCGTCATGCCGCCGATAAGCCCCGCGCCGACGCCTGCAGACAAGACAGTAATTCCGATGGATAAAATCCACCCCAAAGCCTTACCCTCAATTTTCGGCATAACAACAAGCTCTTCCCCGTCCGCGGGAATATAATCGGCATTGCAAGGGACACCGTTAATTGCGTATACTTTCTCCCCTTCTTCAGAATGATATTCTTTAACCGTTTTCCCACTGCATGACTCGTAATAATCTTTTCTTTGCCGCTTGTCAAACGGATTATTAACGATAATTACATGAATCATTTATACATTCCTTTCAAGCGCGGTAAAAACTTAGAAAATCGCTCAATACACACACCACCTTCGGTTGCGTGCAGAAGTTGATTGCCGCCGAGATAGACTCCTGCGTGATCAATACTACTCCCTTTAATTGCATACACACATATACAGCCCAATTCAGGCTCCTTAATCTCTTTATATCGATTGCCGCCATCAGGAGCACCATCAGCAGTAAGCAATTCGCGGTAATCCGGTAAATGTTTCCCGTTCCGGCGGTAGTATTCTTGCACTAAATCCCAACATTTCATTTCTGAAAATGGTTTTCCAATCAAATCAGTTATCTCTGACATATAGTCCCCCCTGCGGTACTGTCGGGCACCCACCAAAACGCTTGTTATTCCCACATTTGCGGCAATCAGAAAGAGTTTTATTGCAGGTTGTTACCGGCCCTTTGTATCCACATCTGCGCCCTTTGAATTTGAACGGACAGAAGTCTTTTAATACGCGCGTTGCCGGGAAACGTTTCTGCAGTGAAAAACTTGTCCCGATGTTTAGCGTTGCGGTCTTTTTATCTGCAGATGAACCTATAACATCAAATACTTCTTCATCTAAAATCTCATCGGGGACATTCGTGTTAATCGCTTTAAGAGATACTGTAACGCCATCCGCGCCGTCATATTTTTCAAGCAAAGCCTGCATGGATCCCGTGATATTGCTGATATTCAGTCTTGCCGAAGGCATCTCCGTACTACTTACTTTGATTTTATCGACGCTGAATGCGTAAGCGTAGTAAGTGACGCCTTGAAATACAATATTTTCATTATTAGCTACTAAGTGCAGACTTTCATCTTTACATGTGATGTCGCAGAGAAGAAGATCGGCACCATCAGAAGCTGTTTTATTCTTTTCAATAATTGCGGCTGTAGATAATTCCATTTACGCTTCCTCCAGTGTTACCTGCCCTGAAAACAATCCGGGATTTACGAGGTCGAATTCGAGATCCCCGGAAAATCGGACGGTAAACGTCTGCCCAGCGAACTTACACCCCGGCTCCGGAGGATACGTCCATTGAAATTTCAAGGCGTTGCCATACGCCTGATCATTAAAAAAAGTATCAAGCAGGGAATAGTCGGCCGCGGGTAAAGCCGACCACTGCAAAGTAAAATGCAGCGGTTTTTTCGTAAACCGCGGCCGCGTGTTGATAGTTTCATTGTCCTGTTCCATTTTGTATGTATGGTCTACCCGCTTATGCTTTAGCGGGTAGATAGGATTTTTTATATTCGGGAATTTCAGCATATTAACCTCCGCGGACTCCTGCTATGACATCTCGCATGTGATCTTCATTTGTGTAAACAGCATTTGCTACGGTCTGCAGTATAATCGTTTTCAGAACCCGGCCATCTGTCCGCTGCGTTGTTTGCGTTTTAGCCTGCATTGGTGTACCGGTATTATTCTGAACAACTACCTGCACTTCTGGCGCCTGCCGTCCTATATTGACGCTTGGGATAATCGTGCCGGATGTGCGGGGGACGAACAGCTCCGGTCTGCGTTCTCCAACGATGTATGCCTGCCCGGCAGATACTGGGCCGCCGTTAGCGCGAAAGTTAAGTTTAGGCGCTACGGACGCAATCATGCGATCACCCCAGTTTTGGCTAAAGTTGCCACCAAGAGAAATCCCAGTTCCGATTCCTCCCCCGCTGCCACCTAAAAACCGGCTTAAAAAACTCGTCACGACCTGTTTGGCCATAAAACTTGCAATTGCTTTTAGCATGCTTTTAAGCATGTTACTAAAAGAGCTTCCGATGTTTTTAAAATCGAGAGTCAGTACATCAGTAAACATGTCTGTAAAACCGTCAGCCATTGATGACGCGACACTGTTCATAGCGTCCTGCATTTGTTTACCTTTGGATCCGAAATTCTCGACCATCTGCTGTAGCGCTGTATTCCACGCCTCACTCCAAGTTTTTGGTTCTTTAGCCAGTTCGTCGTCCCGCTGCTTCATGATAAGCGCAAGCTGTGCATTATACCACTTTTCTACAGCCAGCTTAGCTTCGGCGCTATCCTGCGTCAGCGCGACTTCTTTCAGCTTGTTTTCTTTTTCACGATTCAGCTTTTCCAGATCAATCTGATACTGTGCTTCCGCCTGCGCCGAAATGCTTTTAGTCATTTTAGCCAGGGCAAGGTTCGTATCATTAACAAGATCTGTATTGGCTTCTTTCCACTTTTTGACAAGTTTATCTTTTATAACACGGCCGTATTCTTCGAGTTTTGCCTGCAGAGCGTCCGTATTAACTCCTGCGGCCGTGGCTTCTTCAATTTCTTTTTTTACTTTGGCTATTTCATTGTTTAGTTTACCGAGTCCTTTTTCATAAGCAGTTCCTGTTTCGTCAAGGATTTTATCGGATAGATCCGAAACGGCATCGGCGATCTTTTTTGTCAGTTCTTCAATTTTCTTTTGCGCTTTGTCTACAGCACCGGCGCCGCCTCCTGAACCACCGACGCTTCCGCCGCCACCAACAGCGCCGCCACCCTGATTAACAAAATCAGTAGGGCCAGTCTCCACTTTTGAAGTAATATTGCCATTAATTGTCACAAGATTAGTCAACGCTTGAAACGTTTTAGAATTTGTAACAGCGTCTTTTGCAGATTCAATTTCTGCGCCGACCATACTTGCGATTTTTCTGATAGCCGTACCGACGACGCCGAGCTTGTCTAAGCACGCATTTACAAAATCAACAATAGCGTTATAGGCTTGCGACAGCCAGTCACCTACAGTTGCCAAAAATTGATTGGCCATCTGCACAATTCCGCTAAGCAGCCCGTTATACAAAGTGTCAAACGCACCACTTATACTGTTCAACACGCTTACGATATAAGATTCCACCGAACCAATAACAGCTGCAATGTCTGCGATAACACCGCTTACCACGCGCCACACATTAACCGTCACCGTTGCAACAGTGTCCATCATATCTAAGAACAAGCTGCCGTCGCCTTCCAAAAGAGGCTTGAACAGATCGCCCAGCGCGGATGACAGATTATCAATGACCGGCATAATCGCAGAAATCCCCTGTCCGATTGAGTTGAAAAGATGGCTAATGCTTTTTGCGAGCCCATTAGGAACCAGATCATCAAAAATGTGCGACAACCCCTTTGTATTTACATTTTTAAGCGCTGTATCAAAGGCATCGCGAATTCTACTGATTGCGCCTTTCATGCTGTTAAAAAGAGGCTCTCCGATTTTACCGAGTATCTGGCTGGCGTTATCGTTGATGGTACTCAACATACCTGAAAAAGAATTGGACATCTTGTCCATCATGTTTGGGAACCGTTCGTTCATGCCATCGGTCAATGCTTTTATAGCCGCATCAGCACTTATACCCTGATTCCCGATATCGGACAATTGATCTGCAGCAAGTCCCAAGTTTTTAGCTAAAATATCTTTGACCGGAATCCCCAGCTGGGACAATTGCATAACGTCCTGTCCCATCAATTTTCCGGTTGTTTTGATCTGTCCCATTACGAAGGCAATCTGCTTCAGACCTTCGGTACCTCTGCCGAGCCCCGCCGCCGCATTTCCGACTGCAGTTAAAGTGGGAATAATATCCTTTGCCTCAAACCCGAACGCTTTTAACTGCTGCGCCGCAGGAGCAATATCCTTAAATTCAAAGGGGGTATCGGCCGCAAATTTACGCAGCTGATCCATCATAATTTTTGCGTCCTGTGCAGAACCGAGCATAGAAGTAAATGCGATATTGGTCTGCTCCATCTTAGCGTTGTAGCCTATAAATTTATCACCTGCGGCACCGAGAGCCGCGCCTAACCCTGCAACTGCCGCAGTTACTCCCGCAATCGCCAATCCTGCGGGACCCGCTTTTGATAGAATCCCGGTAAGCCCCCCGGACGTTCCTTTTCCTATAGAATTGATTTTTTGCGCTATGCTCGAGATCTTAGATTCCGCGCCCGATGTATCCACATTTACATTGATATTTTTGTCCCTGAGCTTATTCAGTTCCGCCTTAACTTTGCTGATACACCCCGAAGCATTATCCTTTGCTTCAATTCGCGCTTCAATCGTTTTAGTGCTGCTTGCCAATTTTCCTCACCTCTTCCCGCATGATCATTTCCATCGCATTTATCTTTTTCAAAATCCCCGGAGTTACTTCAATCCCAAGTACAATTGCAACCTGAAATAATGCGTTATAATCAATTCCGATAATGTCGCCTAACCCGCTGGTACGAACTTGCCCCGCACAGTAGCTCCAAAGTTCCCACGTTTCCGTGTTTTCTCCTGACAAAAAAGGCCTCCTATGCTCGCAATCGGCACAAGGAGGCTTCTTATTCAGTTTTCTGTACAGCTTTTGACAATTTTCACAGTATTCCCGATGCGGTGACCATTCCCACCGGTAGGCATCCGTTAGTTTTTTACTTCTGCATCCGTTCCGTATGTTTTTTCAAAAGTTTTTGTGGCAATCCGGATCATTTCGCGATAAGAAAGATCCTCATCATCGGCCAGTTCCGGATAGACGTGGTCAAAAACCCACTCAAGGGCTTCGATTGTTTTCGTTTTATCCGCTTCCCCGAGCAAAACTAAATCAAGACCCGCTTTACGCAGGTCTTTGACTTGCTTTCTCGTCATTGTCTTTATTTCGACCATCAGTAAGACTCCTTATCATTTTTCAATACAACCTGCACAGTACTTTTCTGTGCGTTGCTTTCGTAAAATGCATTCCACGCAAATTTCACAGAAACCCCCGCTGGGCCATCGATCGGTGCGTCATGCGGTTCAATCTGCACTTCCGGGAAGGTAAATGCCAAGCTGCAATTCTCCGACATTTTAAAGCCGATTTCAAGTGACGTTTTCGCGCCGGTATCAGCAAGTGCCATCATAGAAGTATCCATGAACAGCGCTTCAATGTTCCCGCTTGCTTTGAACAATCCCTCCGGAATATCTCCGCGAATGCCGCCCTTGCCGACAACATACTGGTCACCGTCAAGCCCCGCATCCAGCGTAAAATCGCCCGTTTTAACAATTTCGCTTTCTGTGCCGCCAATCTTGACATACGTGTGATTCTGCGAAATAGGGAGCTTCGCTACTGATGTAGCCGACGCGTCATATGTAGCGGACGCAATTTCACGCAGAGCGCCCATGATAGCCAGTTCAACAGTCATTTCGCTATCTTCACCGAAGCCCCATTTCAGCGTATTCACTTTGCAGCCGCGATATAGAAAATACTTGCCTGAATCGGGAAATGCCTTTTCAAGAATAAAAGACGGCTGCGTGTCACCCACTTTATACGTGTGCGTATTAACGCCCGTGCCTTTTACACTCGTAGGCGCGCCAAGTAACGCTTTCAGCCAGTAGCCGATAGCGCGGAAATCTGCCGGGATGGTCACATTTCCGTCAACGCTTACGCGCCCCAGGCTGGAAATCGTGTTATTACGACTCCCGGTAATCGTATCCGAAGAGATAAGCGTCTGCTTTTTCTCCATTTCATTTTTGTTAATCGGCAGCAGTATTCCTTTTTTCGCTACCGGCGCCTTATTGTAAGCACTTTCAAAATCTATCGTAGTAGAGGCTTTATAGCCCCTTGCTTGTACTGCCATATTCAATCCTCGCTTTCGTATACAGTAACTGTTATCTCATATTGCACACCGTACAGCGGCCGCAAACCGCCGGGATCCCCGGTCTTACGGCTAACTCGGATATCCATCAACTGGATATTGTTTTTTACCATCCCGGACGTGTCACGGATTTTCTGCAGAACGTCATCGACTTTCTTCTCCAGCGCAGCCAACTTTTCATAGCCGACTGACAATTCCGTGCCGTCATATCGGATCCAGCATTCCAGATACAGCGTTATATTTTCATAATCGACCATATCCGAATCGTTGTCCGGTTGTTCATTTCCGCGCATAAGCAGAATAATTCCGTCAGTATTTTTAATCGTCCGCGGATCGTACGCGCCCAGTTTTATTTCCTGCGCCGCTTTCTGTTTTTTCAGTTCGGCTTGCAGATATTTCAAAATTTCAAGCCAAGCCATAATTACCCCCGAAAAATCTTAACCGCCCGGAAACCGGAAGACTGCGAAGTACCCGTAAAAGCCTCCGCAGTCTGCAGCCGGTTCTCCAGCATTTTTACTTCATCTGAATATATCTGCACCTTTTTCGCGTAAGCATCGATGTCCTTGCCATCGCTATACATGCTGCCTGGTAAGCCGAACGATTTATTAACCGCCGTCGCGTGGAAAGCGTAAGCAGTAATAAACCGTTTGACCAGTACCGTAGCCTGCACCTTTGACTCTTCAACGCCTACCTGCGACGCAAGATAATATAAGTAGTCATGCGCGTCGGCCAATGTTTCTTCGGTTAGAACCGGCCCCAGCAGTTCATCTTTTGCTATCAAATCATCTACTGTTAAGAGCATTTTCCACCTCCGATTTAGCTAATTCCGCATACCGGTCAAATATAGAGTCAATCTCTGCATCGCATGCATCCAAAGCATTAAAAACAAAAGGATCTCCGGCGAATCCCGGGTGGTGAATGCTTTTAGCAAAAGCAAATCTGCCGCCCGATGTCCACCGAAGCGCCTTTTTATTTTTAGCGCGAATGTCGTGCGCCGGGAAGCCGTGATGTACAAAATACCCATAATTCGCACGGTTTAAATCCAGTGCTATGACACCGGTCAAGCCTCCAGCCATGTAATCCGTCATTACGGCCTGCTCCAAAGCGCCAGTCCTTGATTTAAACCGGTGATTATCCTGCGCATACTCCGCCACGGTCAGTGTACTCTCTTTAACCGCCTGCTTTAGCCGCCGTCTGAAGATTTCCGCCGAATTCATTCCGCGTCAGCTGCTTTTGCCCTTGACGAACGTGTTCTCTTCGGTTTCTCCGGTGTTTCTTCGACCTGTTCACCGGCCTCTGGTTCAGATTCGACCTGTTCAGCGACATCCGCTGCCTCTGCTTCGGTTTCGACGTCGGCTGCAGGATCCTCTTCGGTTTCTGCGGTTTCAGGAGCTACCGGCGGTACTTCCGGCCGTACTTCTGCGGCCTCATCTTCAATTACGGTATACCCGTGCTCTTTGAACCATTCAATTAAATAGGCGTCAGAAGTTTCTCCGACGCCTTTAACGAATGTCACAGAAGCACTTTCGCCGGTATAATCTTTATTCGGTGCTATAATCTGTGCCATTTTGTACCTCCTTATTTAACTTTGATGTTTCTAAGAACCGCAGCCGCTTTCGTTGCTTTCAGCGCAACTGCGGCCACCATTTCCACTTCGCCCGACTTTACTGCTCCGGATGTCTTGAAGTCGGGCAGCCATGTCTGAACAGGTGCTACACCCGCCATCGAAACGGCATGGAAACCATCAATGCCGAAGCGTACTGCGTAGAGAGACGTTGTGCTCTTAGCCGTGTCAATCGGCACAACGGGATCATTAGACCCGGACTTTGCGCCGAGATTAACAATCGGAATACCGTTATAAGTAAGAACAGGACGCCCGAAATCGTCCTTCGTTTCAGTGTAAGCTACCGCGCGGCGGACAACAGCCTTGAATTTCGTGAAGAGTGCCGCATTCATGAGAAGCGCAGACGGCTCACCATCCATTAATCCCAGGCATTCATCGAGTGCATCAAGGAATGTCTTATAATTGCTGTCGATAGCGGATCCGGAAGACAAATCAATCGGCGCTGCAGGTTTGCATTCCGTAGAGGACCCGGTTAATGCTTTTTCCAGCCCATCAAAAGCCTTGTTGTTTGTCCCCGTATCGCCGTTAATAACGGTATCATTCCAAAGCGCGGATGCTGCTTTGATCTTCTGCTGCATTTGGAAAGTTACCTCATTTGCAATGCCGCCCATATTCGCAATAACACGGTCAACTTTGAAAGAACCACCGAAAATCGCCAGATTGACGGATTTCTGTTCTTTCTCTGCTTCCTGTGCGGTGTATTCTTCGTTAACGGCGCGGAAGTCGGCTTTCGGCTGTGTTTTCACTCGGTTATAAGCGTAAGTCAGTGTAGCTCCGCCGCCCACGGGGGATACTACATCGTCGAAAATAATATGATTCCAAATAAAATTGGATTTTGCGTACTCATCAATGGTCATTGCTTGAAGATCATCCAGTACGTTGAGTTTTGCCTCTGCTAATGTTACCGGCATGTGTTTTTACCTCTCTTTTCTTTAAAAAATTACTTATTCAATGCAGCCGCAACTGCCGCCTGCAGCCCCTGCGGCTGTGATTGTCTCCCATTTCCGCCGTTGCCTCCGCCGCTTCCGGGATTCTGCGTGTCTTTTACAGCCCATGCGTTATCTTTCAGCCAGCCTGCGGCACCGTCTTCGATAGAGACTGATTCATTTTTGGCATTTGTGAATTTGTAAGTACCATCTTCATCCGCTTTAATAGAACCGACCAAGATTTTTGCGATTTCAGCAGGATTAGCCGCGTTGCCTTTCGTAAGAGCCGCTACAGTCTGCTGCATAATGTCAGCCTGCACCCGCTTAGCCTGCTCTTCTTTCCGAGCGTTTTCGGCTACCTCGTACTTCTTGTTGAGTTCGTCCAACTGTTTCTGCATTTTCTCGGCGGCAGTCTGGTCTCCTGTACCCTTTGCCGTAAGCTCTTCCACCTTTGCTGTGAGTTCGGTAATCTTTGCGTCAGCTTCGTTTTTAGAAGTGCGGAACTTTGCGGATTCTCCGTTCAGACGTGAGATTTCTGTTTTTACGGCCGATATCATCTCCGCCCCGTTTTCCAACTTACCTAACGCTTCATACAATTCTGCCAATGTCATAATAAGTACCTCCTGTGTACTTCGAAATAATGGGCTCCCGTCCCAACAAAAAAAGACCGTTCTTTAGCGCCTGCGGACGGGTTCCTGCCCCGCGAAAAGGCAATATAAAAGCACTCATAACGAGTGCTTTTTAAGCAACAAAAAATTAAACACTTTTATACGCAACTACAGCAGTGTCATGATACCGTTTTTGTCGAACTCCGGCTTTTTAAAAAAATCATCATAGCTTTTTACCGCTTTTGGCGGCGCTTCAGATGTAAGCTGTAGATTTCCTTCTTTGTCTTCATAGTACCATTTTTTATTCGTAAGAAAATAAGGTCTATCGGCCAAATCCGACAACGTGCACATTTTATCCATCTCCATTCCACCTCCCTAACCATTTTTTCAAAGCCTGCCCCAAGACATTAGGTTTGCCGCATCTCATATTTGCATGACATTCTGCGAAAAACTCAAACTCGTCTTTGCGACCATACTCGGACAAATACTTTGTATAATTTCTGAAATTCACCTTTTTATCGATTTCCTTAGCGCATGCTATGACTTCTTTTCGAATAAGCTTTGCTTGTCGTTTAAATTCGTCGCCAACCGCCCACGTCGGTAAACCTTGTGTTCGCTCATACAAGGCGACTACTTCAAGAACATGCCCGAACTCGTGACTTGCGGTGTAGTGTAGGGCTTCCTTATCGGATGCAGGCATCTTAAACCCTGATTTTTCCTGCGCCGCAACGCTCATTTTAACGGCAGTTACATCGTGCAGCAGCTTTGAACTCAGCTTTACCTCTATACTACCCGGAATCATGCTGAATCGTGTAGCGCCGTTTGCCACCCCGCTTAAATTCGTTCCCAAGCTAAGCCCGTGCTTTTCTATATGCTTTGCCAACTTCGGGTTGTCATTAACAACTTGAAGCACTTCCGCCAGATTAGCGTCTCTTATCGGTTTTTTCAGAGCTGATAGATCGACATTAACACCTAAGCTTTGTAGTTCTTTTTCAAGATCTTTTTCTTTTATTATACCATCTTTTAGCCTACTTTTCATTTTCTCGCCACTGTACCCGCGTGCTTTTTCTGTCCAGCTCCGCCCTGCTTTAACGTCTTTCTCGCCGTACACGCCAAGTATTCTTTGACGGTTCGGAAGTGTCTGCTTAGCAAGCCATTCTCTGCCGCCTTTTTCTATTTGTTCTTTCGGCGTTTCACTTTTCAACTTTTTAGAGCCTGCTATGACGGGTACCAAATGACACATACAGTTCGGATGAACAGGCAGCTTTGGTACTTTGTCTTTCGGAAATATGCCGGGCCCCATACCATATAAATCAGCCTCTGCATACATATCGCATATATCGCAAAATGGATGCGCCGTAGACATCTTCCACTTAAACGCTACACAGTCTTCATCAGTCGCCCATTTTGCCATAAAACCGTCATTATACGCTCTTGCCATCTCGGTACGTGCAATTCTGCGGGCAAAGTATCGAGTGCGCTCCTGCGTCGCTGTATAGACTGCTTTTTCAATACGTTTTTCATTTCCTGACAGTACAGCATTCTTTACTTGCGTGTACGCGGCTTTCAATCCCTGCGCATTCAGTTTCTTCAGGTTTCGTTCTACCGCTCGTATTGTTTTATGAAGCTCTGCGCCGCTGTAGTCTTTTGCTTTTGCAATTTGCGCCAGCTGCTTTAAAAAATCAGGGATATCTTGTTCCGGCAGTGTGTGTCCGTATCCGTAACCATCAAAAAGAGCCAGTGCCGCTTTCTCGACGGCGTGCCCTTTCCGTACTGCTTCGGCAATAACTGCGGCCGCTTGCTTTGTAACTTCTTTTGCGCCCTGCGTTGTTCTCTTAGACAATGTCAGTCCGTCAGCCGCCCACACCGCAGTTGACGCTTTTTTTAGCAGCGGTTTGGCGACACCTACCGCGCCGCCTCTTTTCATTTCACCGATTAGCTGCGGTTCTATCTCACCTTGCATGATTTTCATGACGGGATACTTTTTGTATGCTTCGTCAACGGCCTGTTTCGGTGTTTTTCCCGCTTTCAAAAGCCGTTTTATTTCTTCTTCAAAGGCTTTAATCGTTTTGTCCGTTTCCGTCAAGATCATCTACATCACCATCTTCAAATGCGCTGTTCTGCTTGCTCTCTTCGATAGCGGCTGCGACCTCTTCAATCATTTTGTCATAAGTTTCCGGCGGAAGATTCGGCATGTACGCTTCCAACACTTTCTTAAGTACTTCCAGCTTGTAAGTGGCGCTGTCAAATCCCAGCTCAAGTGCTGCTGCCGCATTTGACAACGAATCAACGACATCATTAATTTTAAAGTCACGCGGGTATTCGCAGTTATAATCGACCGTTTCCCCCGACCACATCTCAAATAATTTAACGATGGCTTCGTCGGCATCCTCGCAGCGTACCGCAAAATCTGCCAATCGTTTATTTGTTTTTTCAAAATCCCACTGCTTGGCCACGCCTGATTTACTCTTATCACTTTGTACGCCGATGACCGAATCCAGACCGGACATGCGGAACATTTCTTTTATGATCCTATCCATCTGCTCGGTCAGCATTTCAGCAGGGGCTGCAGGTGGCGCTATGAAAGCAGGCGTGTGTGAAGCGTCCGCCGGATAGACAAGCGCATTATTCGTGCCAACTGTTACTTCGCCGGTGCCGTCATCTGGCATTGTCAGAATGCCAAAAGCCTGATCTCTCAAGAGTTGAGTGTGCCAGCTGCAGAGTTGATAAAGAAAATAATTTGCTTGAGCTACGGATAGATATTCTGACGGCGGTTTAATAATTTTCCTGTCTGTGTTCCTTGCGAGCCACTGCACAACCGGAACGTATCCGATGTTATGGTTACCCGTTGCTTTACCATCGCCATTCCCGATTGCCCACGAATCCTGCGTCCACGTATACGTCTCCGTGTTTTTCGCGTTCGCTCCGACTTGTGATGTCTCAGTGTACTGAAACATCGTTAAACGGCCATATCGGTCAATTGCCCAATTTTTAATCTGCGCGGGTGTAATAATCTTTAAAAACGGCAGCTTACGTCCTGCGACAGCGTCACTTCTGCGTTCAGCCAGTTCATCGCTGTTATCTACAACGATATACACTACGCCGTATAATTTTGCTTGCAACGCTGCCGATTTGCAGAAATCCTGATAATCCGTGCCGGTTCGGTCGCAGTCATCAAGAAATGTCTGAAACAGCGTCGAACCGTTATAATCACGCTTGATATCGTTTTTAAATATCGGATCTACTGCAGCATTGACAATCGGTCCGGTGTAATTCAAGTAGTACGCCAGCCCCTGTCGGTCTTTATAATTCGCCGGATCTTCCCGCGGATGCTGCCTAAGTCCGGCCCCGTTCTCAAAAAGCCCGGTACCGAAATATGCATCTGTCAAAAGACTGTATTTATCCATGTGTCACCTCAATATAAATTGCTCCGCACAGCTTTGACCTTGAACCGCGCAGGCATTAAATCTTCACAGCCATACCGGACGGCGTCTATTGCATGATTGTTTTTATCCGGATAAGCGCTGATGTACTGCCCGTCTCTCGTCGTTTCATATTCGTATGTCACAAACTCTTTATACGCATTCGGACACCGTTTTTTATCAATCACGATAGTAGCCAGCCCCTGCAGCCACCTCATGCCGAAGTCAACGCTGTCAGGACCTTTCTTTGCAGCAATCACTTTCAAGCCTAATTCGTTCAGTTCTTTAATCGACTTCGGCTCTGCGCTATCCGCGCGAAGTAGCGCCGTTTCTGTGATTTTCTTTTTTATTTTTGCCGCCGCTTGCCTGTTCGTCAGTTTCGGCTGGTAAATCTCATCGAAAATATACAGAATCTCTCGTTTCGAGTCGTAATGCATGCAGATAAACGCCAGCGGATCCACTGCGAAGCCAAAATCTAAGCCGTAGCGCCTGCGGTCAAACTGCTGTATTTCTTCATCAGTAATCCGCTTCTCTATGACATTTTCAAAGACCGCCCCGCCAGTTCCTGTGATTTCGCCAAGATACTCATGCCTGTATGCGGTTTCATTCTTCGCTTTGAGCTTGTCGGCTTCATAGATAAATTGCTGCCCCAGCCAGTCAGGATTGACACTTAAGTAGTCTGAACAATGTACAAGTCTATCTTTTTCATCAAGCAGCATTTCTTCATTGACCCAATTATTCGTCGATTTCGGTGGATTGTACGATGAGAAGCACCAGAATTTAGATCCGCCGCGCATAAGCGACTGATTCAAATTGCGGATTTCTTCCATGCCGGCGAACTGATCCAGCTCCTCATACCAGACGATACCGACATAACCGAACGGCAGCTTGATAGACTTGATTTTTGCTTTATCATCGACACCAAAAAACAGAATTTTCTGTCCTGTCGCTTTTCTTATCATCTCCATTGGACTAATCGTCATCTTCCATTTATCCGATATGTGTAAAGCATCTAACGCCCACTCCATCTGTGTATAGACAGAATTTCTAAGCGTATTTGCGACTTTTCGCAAAACGACAGCGTGGCATTCGGGATTTTGCATAAGAAGCAGCAGGATTTCAAGTGATACGTAAGAAGATTTTGTGCTGCCTCGGCCACCGGCTAACACGTAATGCGTGTGATCATGCCGTTTAACATCCTGATGAACAGAGAAAAACGAAGGCGCTATCTTTTCGCTAAGTTTAATTTGTATCATCGATAATCTGCACCTCTTCCTCTCCGGTCTTGCTATTTTGATCTTCAAAGAGGTGGTGGCGTTTCCCCATGAGTTCCAGTGCTTTTATACGATCTTTCGCAGATAATCGCTTTTTGATGATTTTTGATTCACTGAACCCGTCACCGACACCTTCAATCACAACTACTTCTTCTTTAAGTTCGCCCCTGCCTGCTTTAGACAGCAGATACTCGACTTCTTTTGCCGACATGATCGTTTTATCGTAGTATTCATCACGCATTTTCTTAATACGGCTTTTTATTTCAACATTCTTCAACAACCGCTGCCCCATCGAATATGCCGTTTTCTCACGATACCCGGCTCGTATAGCTGCCTGTGTTGCGTTCAGATCAATCAAGTACTCAACGCAGAATTTCTCTTGCCTTGGTGTCACGCCACCACCTTCTTTCTCCGGGACAAACGAAAAGCACACACCGGGGAGTGGCATGTGCTTTTCAAATTGAGGAGGAAAGTATCTCGCGATATTTTCACAGTATCATAATAACACGTTTTATAGTGAATTATAATGAATTTTAGTGAACTCTTTTTCTAAATCTTGCAATGCCTTTCCGTGTAGTTTATAGACCCACCTTATCGTATAATTCATATCCACGGCTATCTGCTCCCACGTCTGAATCAGTATGTAGTACCGATACAGCACGCATTTGCTGCTCTCGTCATCTACCTTGTCAATCAGTGCTTTAGCCTGATCTCGTTTATCGATCAACTCGTCCCATGCGGCATTTACTTTTTCAATTTGTGAATCCAACTTATCGACGATCTCGTCAAGAGTAGCTAAATGATTTGACTGTATCTTATCGCCAAGTTTCGGACTTGAGATGTTATACGCTCTACGCCTTAGATCTTCTAATTCCTGCTCATACGCACGTAACAAGCGGTCCTGCTCTCGAACTGACCGTAAAAACTCTTTAACCGTCATTTCTCGTCAGTCCTTTCTAATAGATGCTCGATATACCATCGTGCTTTCTTCAAGTCTTCTGTTCCGTTCTTCTGTTTCCAACGCCATAGATACTTAATTGCGTTTGCTGTACACACAGCTTCAATACCGCTTAAATCGCTTGTCGCTACTTCAATTGCATCAATGCATTCTACCCGGCCTTTATTGTAATGCGCCGGCCTGTTCACCACATCAATCATTTTCCACCACCCCTTTCGACTAATAATTTAACTGCGTTCATCATGGCTTCCTGCCCGTTTTCTTTTCGTTTCAGCGCCTGCATAACCAATTCATCTACCGTACCTTTCGCGACTAAATGATGTATGATAACCGGCTCTTTCTGTCCTTGTCGTTCAAGTCTTGCGTTTGCCTGCTGATACTGTTCTAAGCTCCATGTCAAACCAAACCACACGATAATATGCCCGCCTGCTTGCAAATTGAGACCGTATCCCGCACTTGCCGGGTGTGCTATGAGTAGTTTTACCTTTCCTGCATTCCAATCCCTTATATCAGCTGAATTTTGCAATTCTTGCGCTTCCGGGAACGCTTTCTTGATCCTATCTTTGTCGTGTTTGAAATTGTAAAAGACTAAAATCGGATTTCCGTCATTTGCTTCTATGATTTCTTTTAGCGCTGTGATTTTCGCGTCATGAACCGGTATAACTTTTTTATCGCCGTCGTACACAGCTCCATTTGCCAACTGCAGCAGCTTATTACTGACCGCTGCCGCCGATAAGGCTGTTATCTCTTCGCCTTGCAGTTCAGTTACGTATTCCCGCTCAAGTTCCCGGTACGCTTTCTGTGATTTTTCATCAAGTACCACGGGAACCGTAACCGGCGGAAGTTTATCCGGCATCAGACGATAATCTTCAGCTTTCAGGCTGATGCAGATGTCCGATATCCTGTCATAGATTTCTTTTTCAGCCTCCGGGCTCCGTATCCGATAGCTGTAAACCACCGGGCCGTTCTGCTTGTCCGGCACAAAGTAGTTATTCCTGTACTCAGTTAAAGTCCGTCCTAGCCGTTTACCGCCGTCAAGCAAGTACAATTGCGCCCACAAATCCATTAATCCGTTCGGCCTCGGTGTACCCGTCAGCAAAACTATTTTTTTGAAGCACGTCCTGACCTTCCGCAACGCTTTCCACCGTTTCGTGCTTGCGTCTTTGAAACTCGTACTCTCGTCGATAACAAGCATATCGAAATCTGGTTTATACCGTAGGTACTCAAGTAACCACACGACATTTTCGCGATTAATGATGTAGATATCTGCTTTTTTCGCAAGTGCCTGTACCCGCTGTGCCTGCGTTCCCAGAATTGTCGAAAACGTAAGGTTCTTAAAGCAGTCCCATTTCACCGCCTCATCCTGCCATGTAGCTTCAGCCACTTTCTTCGGCGCCACAATCAAGACTTTACTGATAGACATTTCGTCAAACATTGCTTGAAAGATGGCTGATAACGTTGTAGATGTTTTGCCTAAGCCCATACCTAGAAATATCCCTGTTCCTGCATTTTTCAAGATGTGCTCAATCACGGCTTCCTGATATCCATGCGGTATGTATTTCATTTCGCAAGTCTCCTGACAAATCCTTCGGCCGATTTCAGATTATCGATTACCGCCACGCGGCAACCACACTTATACAGAGTTCGGATAACCGCTCTCTGCAGCAACCTCGGCCGTCTTCCCGGCGCTTTCATCTCTGCAAATCCGATTTTCCCGCCGGGAAGAATAACAATCCTGTCCGGCGCCCCTGCAATTCCCGGGCTAATAAACTTGAGGCACATCCCGCCGTGAGCCCGCGTCACTAATATCAGATATTTTTCTACTGCATATTCTTTCATTTTCACCTCATAAACATACAAAGGCTTTTCCTGCCTATATAATAAGAATATAAATCTTTATTTCGCGCGCACACACGCGCGGAGACCCCCTGGGAATTAGAGAGATTAGAGAGATTAGAGAGTTTATACGTATTCCTATTCTCTCTAAATTGTCTATTCTGTAACTCTATATAGAATAATTGTTTACATTGTTTACAAATACCCATTTTTCAGTTCCCTGTCTGTTCAAAACCTGTAAACAAATTCCGCTAAAAACTGTTTACAACTGTTTACAACCGTTTACAAGTAAAAATTCGATATATCAAAAACTGTTTACATTTTGCGTGTTTGTTTACACACTTTGTTTACATATTTTTTGTTCTTTTACTCGTTTGAAAACTCTCTGTGTTCCGTATAAATTACCAACGCGCGCAGTAGATTTTGCGGCTTGCCACCCTTTTAACTGCTGCAAAATGCCGTTCATCTCGCGTGCGTCAACGTTCCGAAAGCCCTGCCGCGTCCCGTCAAAAACCTCGCACCATATTTCCAGCGCGCACACCCGGCTCCGTACCACCGTTCCTTCAGGATAGCCTTCTTCGCCGTGATGCTTGAGATAGTCCCGTCGGTCGTATAAATCCATATCGTCCCAGTTTTCGGGTAATTTTGTATCCAGATACTCTAAGACCAGTCCCAGCTTCTCACTGCCCTCTGTATGCGCTTCCTGCAGCTCTCTTGCGGTCTTCGCGGAATCGGCAGGCAGGTACAGATTTTGATCTGTTTCGTATAGCTGTTTGACCTCTGCCCACACCTGACCAATGAAATCATCTGTCAAATCAGACAGTGGACGTTTGCCATTGCCTAAGCAGAACACAGGCAGAAAACGGCGTCCGCCGGTACGGTCTTTGAGAAATATACTGTCATTCGTAGTGGCGGCAAAAACGCACTGCCGCGGGTACTCTTCCGTGCGCCGTCCGTAGGGCGCCCTGAACTTGTCCGTCTGCCGGGATAGAAAAGCTTTGATCATATCGTTATCCGCTTTTGTAGATGCCTGCATTTCGGACAGCTCAATAATCCAGCTCCCTTGCAGCTGTTCCATCGCCTCTTTGCCTTGAAAACTGACGATGCTGTCGTTAAACCATTTTCCGCCCAGCCTGCTTAAAATCGTACTTTTGCCTATGCCTTGCGGGCCGCTAAGCACTATGCACGAGTCGTATTTGACTCCCGGGCGCTCTATACGAGCTACAGCGGCCTTGAGCCACGTCCGCGTGACATCTTTTACGTACTGCGAGTCCTCGGCACCTAAAAAGTCAATAAACAACGTTTCTGCACGTTTGACTCCGTCCCATCTCAAGCTTTTCAGATAGTTTCTTACCGGGTGCGTTTTGTGATTGTACATAACCTCTACCAGCGCGTCATCGATGACTTGCCTTGCGGCCAGATCATAATATTTAGCTAAATAGTTGCGCAGACCGGCGTCATCAGTATCCCGCCAGATATTGTCGGTACCTTTTTTACGCCACGGCAGATCATTTTTGACAATAAGCCTCCTGGAGAACAAGTCGAGTCCGAATGTGCCCCGGAGCTGCGGATCGTTCTCAAGAATAGCGATAAAATTCCCCGCTACCGGAAGTATCGGTGCGTTCTTCCCTGATCCTCTTGTCAGCTCCGCCATCCAGTCCATATCAGCATCATCGGCGCTGAATCCGGACTCTTTGAAACTCTTCTTGATATCTTCAGCTTGTTCTGTGCTTATTATGCGTCTTGTCGCTTCATCTTCCCCTGCCAGCTTCGTCATTGCTGTATACGATGGCAGCTTGTTCGGCGGTGTACTTTCTGATGCATCCGCGTCAAGAGCCCCGAACTTGTGAAGCCGGACAAGATCAAAAGCATTACAAAGCTTGCCGCCGGCAGGGTCTGTCGAGTGATGCGAATAGGCGAACTTATCATCGTACACGACAAGCCCTGCGCTTGTGCTGCCTTTCGTATACGTGTACCGCCCCTCTACTGCACATGCAGTATATTCATCGGCCAGGAATGTCTCTATAGCGTCTTCGATCGTGTGCGCCCGGCAGAACGCGCCGATAAGCCCCGGCTTAGTCAGCGGGTCTCCTTGTTTTTTCGCTGTTGACAACGCGATACTTGCTTCTTTTTTCGAAGTCGGCCACAGTGACGTATCGTGCCAATCTTCGTACCTGTTCAAAACATCATCAGCACTAAGAATCGGTGCGTCATTATATCTGAAGATAAAATCCCCGCCCTGCGGCTTACTCGGCCAGTACATCAGACGTTCCGGCTCATATGTCGTAGAGTCCATCGCCTCGATGCTGATGTCTTTTGCTAAAAGCCTTGCGATGGCTTTGTACTCATCGGCCGTTACTGGCCTGTCAAGCGGGATAAGCACGCGGTAGCGCGGAGCAGCGGCGGTGTGGCTGTGCGTTGTGTACAGCCCCCACGCTACGTTGCCCATGCCAATATCCAGATCCGTCAGGAAGTCACCATCTGGGCTGTCGGCGTCCAGACAAACAACCTGCCTATATTCGACGTTCTGCTTGAGCCGCTGGCCGTTCTTGAGATATCCGCAGACAAAGCCTCCGATGTCTTTTCGGTTGTCTCTGTCCGATTTCTTCATCGCTTTGTATTCTGCAACGGTTTCTCCAGTCACAGTCGGCTTAGACAGCCTTTTAAGCAGGTGCGCCCAGGTCGTTTTCGTGTGTTTCCATTTTTTAGCGAAGCGCTGCGGCGCTGTCGCTATCGTAAATTCAATATCATATTGCAGCTGCAACGCCGGCCACCTCTCTTTCTGTCTGAACGTCATTTGTTTCTATTGTTAATTTCCTTGATTTCGCCCATGATATCAGGGCGCGGTTGAGTTCCGCGACATCTCGGACAGGCTGGTTATTGACCAGTTTCGCCTGCACAACGCGACTGTTCTTGATCTCAATGCATATAACAGGCTTTCGGTTTTTAAAAGCGGCAATAATGCGTACTTTGTCAGATAAAACACGGTCGCGGTAGGTGCCGACACAGTTGTGCATAGCGCGGCCCAAATTTGCTAATTGTTCGGTATCCGGCGGCAGGCTGAAGATTAAATCGTCAACTTTGCCCGTCAGCGGGAAATCCCGCAGAGATTTGTACTTGATACGAACGTTCGCGTGCTGCTGCTTGTCTACTAAGCGCACAAGATAATCATGAATATCCCGGCTGCGGATTTTCGCCCGGATAAATTTCCGCTTGTTCTGCGGTGTCAGAAGACCCCACATGTGCGCACAGTCCTGCACGTTGCAGACGTCTTCACGCTCCAGCAATTTAACCGCGGCCGCTTCGCCTCGGGTATGCCTGATTATCCGAAGGGACTGGAGATAACTCTCGGTGCTTTGATAGAAGCCGATGCTGCGCTTTAACTGTACGAGCGTTTTATCTAAAAGCTTGTACTTGTTATCGATTTTGTGAAAAATCGGCCACGCTTTTTTGAGAGTGCGCAAGAAGTGAATGGGGCACTTAGCCAGTCTTGCGTTCAGCCCCGGTAAATCCGGGAAACGGTAAACTTCACGCACCATCTGCAGATACTGTTTTCCGGTGCCTTCTGCAAGCTTCACGATGGGATCCTCATTGTACGGGCATGATCTAATCTCTTCGGTTGTCAGGTTTCTTGCGTCCGGGTGCTTCAGACGCCAAACAAGATTTGAAAAGCAGTAGTCGAAAGCGCCATGGTAATCTTGCGTGCTTGTCGGTGTGTATGCAGATTTGATTCTGTAGCCGGCGGCTTCGGACAGTTTGCGATTGAAGCAGTCAACTACATCTTTAAAAAATGAATCAAGCTTTTTCCGTTCCGCATATCTGATACTGCTTTCCGCGTTTAGATAGTGAAAAACAGTATCTTTCATGCAGAATCGCGTAGTATCGTTTACCGTTTTGTTTAACGGCCATATTGTGTTGCCGCGATCTACTCGTTTAAACGCACCGTGCTGCAGGTACAAGACTTCCCGGGTTTTGAAATCGAAGCGCAGTGTATATTTTCGTACGGTGCGTGTCGAAACATCAATCGGCGACTTAACGTCCACGTTTAATGTTTCGACGTATATATCCAGGTAATTTTTGTATTCCCGTGCCTCTAAGTTAATACTGTACGGTATGATCGATTGCTTGGATTCGGGTACCTCAATCCACGGGCAATCGTTATTGCGTCTGTATAGCCTTTTTCCGCATTTGGGGCAGTAGTAGCCCGAGCCTTCGTCGACGGGTGCCCCTAAGCCGCCGTGGAATTTCCACAAGCAGTGAAAAGAGTGCCCGCAGGTGGTGTGCACCTGCAGACTTTCTTTCCATTTATACGACCTTCGGCTGTTGTAAAACACGCGCACGACTTCGAATAACCGACTGTTCTGATATTGACTGATAACTCTCATAATCCGCCTCAGAACAGGTCATCTAAATCATCCGCCGCAGCAGCCGGCGGGCAAGGTTCTGCAATAGGTTCTTCTTTCTTCTTAGCCGGAGCTCGTCTACGCTTCGGTTTTTCTTCTTTTTTCGGTTCATCTTTCTTTACTTCTTCTTTCTTCGGCTCGGTTGCTTCAATAGCTTCGATAATAATTTGAGAAGCTTCCAAGCAGTCCTCGCAATATTTACGCGCCGCTTCTATCTGTTCATGCTTTTCTGCTAAAGTTTCAACGTCAAGCGTTTTCGCCCACTTATCGAGCACTTCAATTCCTTCTTTTGCGATTTTGATCTGTTGTTCCATCTGTATTTTGTTCATTTTTAGTACCTCAATCTTTCATATAATACTGACCTTCAAAGCCGTCCGCGGTTTTAATCAGACCGGCCTCCCACGGCTCATTTTTTGACATAATTTCTGTAACTTCGGCAAGGCTTCCTACGCCGTCCGGCACTTCCATCACGACTTCATCATGTATGTGCATGATGATTTTGTACCCAGCTTCTGTGAGCCGCAGCATAGCTGCCGCTAAGCAGTCGCGGGCAACAGCCTGCACGATGTTTTCGACAAGCTTGCCGCCGTAGGTTTCTAATATGCCCCATTTTCGGCTGCCCTGTTCAATGCCGCGGTATAAGATGGATTCCCCGCCGAAGCGGTTCTCTCCGATTTCCGGCTTGATATACACAAGATGCCGCCCGGACGGAAGTTTTATAAACAGCGCGCCTTGTTTTCGGCAGAAAGCAAGATGTCCTTGCTTGATTTTGACTGTGCTGCCGGTCTTGATTGCTTTTTTAGCAGCGCTGTCTACATCCCACCAGAACTTAGTAATAGCTGGTGACGCGGCACGCCATTTAGTGACAATTTCCTGCAACTCATCATCGGAAAGCCCCATCTTGTCAGCACCCATCTGCTTTAGCGCGCCGACGGAACCGCCGTAACCAAGCGCCAATTCGGCGATCTTGCCTTTTTGCCGCAGGTGCCCGTTCTCGCCATGCTTGACGACGGGGACACCGAACATCGCCGAAGCAGATGCGCAGTAGATATCGCCGCCTTCGGCAAAGACGTCCTGCCGCCATTTTTCCCCGGCAAGCCACGCTATGACACGCGCCTCAATGGCGGAGAAGTCATCAACGATAAACCTGCAGCCTGGCTTTGCGGTGATTGCTGTCCGGACAAGCTGTGACAGAGTATCCGGAACATTGTCATAACACAGCTCCATCATCTCCAGATCGCCGTTTTTGACAAAAGCCCGGGCGGTATCAAGCTCCTGCGCGTTCATACTGTTCCGTGGCAGATTGTGCAGCTGTACGATGCGTCCTGCCCAGCGCCCAGTGCGCATCGCACCGTAGAACTGGAACATGCCGTGTACACGACCGTCTGATGTCATCGCTTTCTGCATTGCTTCATACTTCTTGATTGATGTTTTGCCGAGCAGCTGCCGCAGCTTGAGCATGACACGCACATCGTCCGGAATGTCTTTTTTCAAGAGTTCCGCAATCGCTTTTTTGTCTATTGATTCGACGGTCTCACCAAGCCGGTCTTCTATCCACGCTGTAAGCTGCAGGGGGCTGTTCGGATTTTCAAGTCCGGTAAGCTCCTTTGCTTTTGCCAGCAGTTTTGCTTTGTGTTCTTTGTTTATGCAGATAGCGTTTTCAACCAGTTTTTCGTTAATCCTTGCGCCGCGGCTGTTAATAGCCTGATCCATAAGCCAATATCGGTGTTCCAGCTCCGGAGGTTTTAACGACACTAACTTCTGCCGTATGGCCTTTTCGACGACGACGTCCTGTCGGTTATACTCGATGTATTGCGCCCACGCCTCCGAGTTGTGTTCCGGTAAATTTCTTGTTCTGCCGCCGTTTGACTTGGTTGGCTTGCACGGCTTAGAAAAGTAGTTGATTAATGCCTTGCCCCGCGTGTCCTTCTGCTTATCTGCGCCGAGGTGCAGTACGGCAGCTACGTCAGCAAGTTTCGTCGGCAGTGAATTGTACAGCGCCAGTACGCTTGTACACTCCCATTGTTCGGCTGGCAGCTGCGGGTATATCTTTTTAAAGCAGGTAATTTCGAAGTTTGCGTTAAACGCCGTCTTCGTGATCTTACTATCGAAAAGAGCCTGTGCAATCCGCACAGGCATCTCTTCTCTAGTAAGATCTACTACCTGCACCGGCCCGTCATCGAAACTGTATCCGAGCAACAAGATTTCAAAGTTCGGCGAGTCTACATATTTGTAAACTCCGTACTTGATGTCGTTGTCACTGTACGTCTCCAGATCGATTGCCAGTGTGTCCATAGCACTTACTCCTTAAAAAATATCATCATTATCGTCATCTTTGGCGTCAGCGCCTAAGAGATCTTCATCGAAGTCACCGGCAGATACGCTTCCGCCGGACAGCGGTGTGCCATCTTTAATCTTTTTCAGACCGCTCAAGCTGACACCTACGCCTCTGTGGCCACCCTGATTGTATGCGAACAGGTACAGAACAGCTTGACAGTAGCACCCACTGTATACTTCGGATTTATCGAAAATTTCTTCACCGTCAGAGCCTAGAATCTTCGGCGGGTAATCTTCCGTTGCTTTCGCATTTAAGAAATAATGCCCTGCATAGTTATCATCGCCCTCACGGTCGGTATCGCCGTCACGAAGCGGCAGGTCGATATCTTTACCACGCGTGCCGAGAATTTTCTTAGCTTCTTCATCATTGACCAGTTCTTTGATTTTCGCTTTCAAGCGCGAAATGGTCTTCGTGTCGCTTTTCTTGATAAGCAGACTTGCCGAGTAACGCATACGGCCGCTAAGGTCTTCTTTCGGCGCCCAGATGTTCGCATATGATAACCTAACCAAACCGGTAACAAATTTAATGCTTTTCATTGTGTTTTCTCCTATTCTTTATAAAAGACTTTCGTCAAAATCATTTTTAATGTTTTGCAGTTCTAACGCCTGCCGTTTGTCATCTATAGAGACCAGCGTCGGTTTGCCCGGCGGTTTCTCAATCACTCCTGACATCAACTTGCTGAACATTTTCTTTCCACAGAGCTTTTCCAAGTCGGTAATCGACCGTAGTGCCTGCGGTTTGTAGATTTCATCGGCTCCGAAACCTGCGTTCAAAAGATTGTTTGCTGCGATAACGTCATCCGTTATCTTCCGATTGCTTCGGCCTTCGACAAGTTTCATTCCCGGCCAGTCGTAGCCGTCAAGCGCTTTTCCCAGCGCGTAGGCTTCTAAACCGTCCAGCCATGTTTTGATACCTTTAGCACGAAGCAGGATGTCGGAAATTTCAAAGTCTTCCAGCTCTGCCGTCTGCAGATCTTCTTTAACGTTTTTTAGTTCGTATTCTGCGTGGGCTCGGCAGGTGTTCCTTGCTTTACAGAATCGGCAGTGTCCGCCTGCGCAGAACTCGCCTTCGCCTTTAAAAGCGATTTTTGCCTTCTTCTTGACTTCTTCGCCCCACGCAAGCAGGTCATCAACCGAGATGGTTTCAGTCGAAACACTGTCAAGCCGAGGTTGTACAATGGTCATTCTGACCTCGTCTGCGCCATACAGATACCCGAAGGACTCATACATGCCCAGCGCATATAATCGCATTTGGCTGTTGTTGATGGCTGAAACAGGAACACCCTTGCCGTACTTGAGATCAACGATTTCAAAGTACTTGTCGGACAACATTACCATATCGCCTGTGCCGAAACCCTCCGGCACCCAACGCGAGAAGTCCAGCCGCTGTTCAACTTTGATTTGCGCATCCGGAGAAGCAGTTCTCGCTTCATTGATCTTTTCGACGCATATGTTGACGTAGATCTGTACAGCCTCCTGCATTTCTGCGTTGTCTTTTATTGCGACGGAGGTCTTGCCTGTTTTCAGAAACAGATTCAGAAAGCGTTCGGCGTAAGCGTGTGCCTGCGTGCCCTCTTCCGCATACGGACTCGACGCGTCCGGAAACTTCCGCTCCAGCCTTGCCGATGGCGTGCAGTGCAGCCATCGGGAACTGGCCGAGGCGCTTAAGATTGCGTGCGCCATTTTAGATCTGCACCAGCGCTTTAAATTCTGACAGATCAGCAGGCTTGAGTTCGGTTACTTTAGCAAGCCCTTTGTCTTTCAAGAACTGTTTAATCCGTTCTTTGCCGTCAGAAACTTTATGTGTATAATCTGCACAGAGTGTCCGCAGTTCGGTCTTCTGGTCTTCCGTCAGTTCATCTGCAGTGTCCGCTTTCGGCGGTTCTTCTTTTACGGGCTCCGCTTTCTCTGCTTTCTTTGCCTTCGGCGCTTTGGCTTCTTTGACCTGTGGTGCGGTAAGCGTAACGTTTTCCGGTGTAACTGTTACCGTGCTTTTAACCGGTTCGTTTAAGAGTCCTTTCAGCTGCGCTTTTAATTCGGCTACATCATTTACATCAATTTCGATTCTAATCATTTTTCTGTCTCCTTCATTTGTGCTATAATAAATTAGTAAGTGTTTGTTTTTGCCGTTCGACTGTTCCAGCAGCCGGACGGCTTTTTACTTGTACTAACAAGCAATTTACATCACCGCCTTTCATTTCTTTCTGCGTATCGGTGCGACAACGCATACCAACTTGTCATTTTCGAAAATATAGAATACCGACGTTTTTGCAGTCAGATCTACTTTAATCTCAGCGTCATGGTCGAAATATCCGAAATAGCTGTCATCGAGAAGATACGGATATTCACTGCCGTCTGGTTTTTCTAACACACGCCCGCACGGCCTTTTTCCGATAACCATGCCTGTCGGCTGCAGAGCTGTGAGTAATGTATCTTTTTTCGGAATGAGCTTGCACACATCGTGTGCGGATAGAGATGTCCCGACATGCTCCGCGAAGATATTTAGCTCTTTCGGTATGAAAAACAAGCCGTAATTATCAAACGTGAGCAGGTCCTTACCGTCTGCGGATTTTGTAAACTGCCTGAGAACTACCCCTTTTCTTCCGCCTAAAATAGTTTTAAGCGCTTGTGAATAGATCTTTTTATAATTCATCTCTTGATATAAACCTCCTTGTATCTTCGTCCGAATTGAATCGCTTCTTCGTAGCTCTCCATGAAAATATCTATACAGCCATCAATTCCGCAGCGGTCATTTACGACGTATTCCACGCCGTCAATAACGACTACCGTACCGAACGGCAGGAAGTTACAAGCGACCCCGCCGACGTGGACTGTTTCGCCCGTTGCGGTAATAGTCCCGCAATCGTAAGGCGTATAAGCGCTGCACTCTGCGATGAGCCATTCCGCATGCGCCGCGAAGGGCGCTAACAATGTGAATAAAATAGTTAATAGTCTTCTCCGCATTCACACATCTCCTCTCTGTAATTCATAGCCTCAACAGCTGCCGTTAGTGTTTCTAAGTGATCCGCTAACATTTCAAAGAAATCCACAGCAGCTGTCACTTTTTCTTTCTGTTCAACAGACAGGCAGCCATCAAAATCTTTAAAATATCCGCAGAGTATATTTTCTCCGCTACGCGCGATAGAGACTATCCGTTCTAAATCTTCAGTATCGACATCTCCCCTACAAGCCATCTTTATCTCCTTTCAGCATTAGAAAATTTTATTCTTTTCTTCTTCCAAGCCGGTTTTTATTCTGTGGCTGATACAGTTAAGAGCAATTTCAAGAGACATCGGTGCGCACTTTTTGACAGCAGCTAAAGTCCTAAGCAATAAATACCAGTCATCTTCGGTAAGTGCCACCGAAATAGTTTTCTCATCCATTACTTCATCTCCTTTACTCGAATAACTAACTCTGTACCCGGCTGAACATCACCGGGATTTTTTATGTGGTTTTCTTTCAACGTGTTGTAGACTACTTCCCGCACGTCGTCTTTGCTGCTTGCGACTTTCGCGCAGGCATCCCAGACACTTTCGCCATTCCGGAGTGTTACTTTATACGGCACCGTCTTTTCCGGTGGCTGTACCGAGTATCCGGATAAGAGAACAATCGCCACGAACCCGATTAGAAATTTAGACATGATGTTTTCTCCGCTGCGGCGATAATCAGTACGATGGACAGGAAAAGCCATAAATAAATGATCATTTTGTCAATCATGTTGAATCCTCCTGTTCTTTCGATAAGCTCATAATCCACTTCGCCAGCTTGTACTCGTGAAAATCCGCTTCTTCTCCCGGCGGTTGATAACTGACTTCGATAACCGACGGAAGATCGTCTGAAACTCTCAAATTTAATCACCTCGCTTTTTTCTGTTCTTCTCTCCGTTGAGCCGCCCGGCTTATTAGTTGTCGAGCATAACACAGTTCACAATGGATATAGCAATAACAACTTGTTATTTGCGGGCGGCTCAACGGAGAGAAGAAATTTGCGTTTACGTAAATAATCAGCTAAAAAAAATTGATAACATTTCTGCGTCTGATACCCCGATCAGTCTTTGATAGTCCTGAATTTCACTACGAGTGAATTCCGTAAATCCGCTTAACTTTTTACTGAGAGTAGCAGGGTTCATGCCCATTTTCGTAGCTAAGACATTTAAGGGGATACCTTTTTCTGCTGCGAAGTACTTAAATTTATTTTTATCCAGCATTCGATCATCACCTCACTTTCTTTTGCGTTTACGTAAACAGTATAACTTGCGTTTTTGTAAAAGTCAATGCTTTTTTACAAAATAATTTGCTTTTTCGTAAATTACATGGTAAAATTTGTTCAAAAGAGGTGATATCGTGGATGTAGATGTAAAAGATATATTAAAAAATCGAAGATTAGAACTGCAATTAACACTTGAAGACGTAGCAAAAAGAGTGGGAGTATCCCCTGCAACTATATCTCGTTGGGAATCAGGCGATATTGCAAACATGCGGCGGGATCGGATTGCTGCACTGGCCGAGGCGTTACAGATAAGCCCCGCAGTAATTATGGGCTGGGAGGCTGATACACCAATTCCTCCTGGTGCCCGCCGTCCGCAATTTAAAAAAGTCCCCATGCTCGGCTATGCAGCAGCAGGACAGCCTCTTGAAGATCTCAATCAGGACGCGCCATATTATGATGTGGATAATAAATACGACGTGGATTTTTGTATCACTGTCCGTGGCGACAGTATGGTCAATGCTGGAATAAACGACGGCGACATTGTTTTTATTAAAGCTATGTCGGAAGTTCCGAACGGCAAAATTGCCTGTGTTGAAATAGATAATGAAAAAGTTTGCTTAAAGCGTTTTTATAAATCTGCAGACGGTATAATGCTCGTGTCGGAAAACCCAAAGTATCCGCCGATACAGCTTAACCGATTTAACTGCCAGAGTGTTAAAATTTTAGGCTTAGCCGTGCTGCGGCAGTCGGAAATTCATTAGTAGGGGGTATCAAATGCGAAGTTATAAATTCTTTTTATCATGTATCACCGCTGTTTTAATATCTTTTGTACATGTTTCGATAAGCTACGCACACGGAGATTTTACGGTTTTAACTTCTGAATCTTTTGATCAAACGTGGCAGAAAGGTAAAAATATAAAAAAGCACGGCTCACTTGAAGCGCCCAAACACTACGGCCTCGAAATGCGTCAAGGCTCTGGCGGGGCTAATCAAGTTGTTCTTGTAACACCATACACTGCTGCTCTCTACATATCATCAACGGAAGACATGCGATTACTGCGTATCCCTGATGAATTTAAGGCTTACCTATTAGCTAATCAGAACATTTTATGGGTGGCGACCACGTGGGATAATAACACGGTGCGGAATAGTAGCGGAACGGTAAAGCATTTTGCTCTAATGAAAAACGGAAAGCGCATATACCCCAAATATCAAATTCCGCAAATATTGTCCGATTTACTGCCCACGAGTAACTGTGCGTCGTATTTTGGTTTCGATCGAGGACAAATATTAAGCAGTCCATATGAAGTCAGATACATAAACACACAAGGGGATTTAATATCTTTTGAAGTTACTGCCGAACAGATCCAGAAAATGATTGAAGATGAAAAAAGTTTTAACGCATAGCATGTAAAAAATCCCGTTATCATACTGCCATACGATAACGGGAGAATGTAATAACCCACCCTGGGCTGATTACTATTATATTATAACATGATCAGCCCATTTCTAAAAAGGAGCTGATTTTTTTATGCTTAGAGCCGCTTTATACGCACGTTTTTCTTCAGAAAACCAGCGTGAAGAATCTATCCTTGCGCAATTCAGAGACAGTACCGAATACTGCAAAAAGCACAATTACGCTATTGTTGCAAAGTATGCCGATGAAGCAAAATCAGGCACTACGACCATCGGCCGTGAACAGTATAAACTTATGCTAAAAGATGCGCAGAAAGGAAAATTTGATGTCATAGTATTTCACAAAATAGATCGCAATGCCCGGAATGAGCTTGACTATTACATAACAAAGCACAAGCTGGAAGAAGCCGGCGTAAAATATGCTTACAGTCGGCAGGACATAGACAGCACGTCCCCCGAAGGGCAGATGATGGAATCCATGTTGGTCGGCATGGCAGCTTATTACTCACGAAACCTCTCAAATGAAATTAAAAAAGGGCTCCGCGAAAATGCAATTCAAGGTAAGTGCACTGGTGGGAGACTGCCGTATGGTTTTTCTGTTGATGCCGATAAAAAGCTAATTATCAATGAAAAAGAAGCGGCCGCGGTTCGTATGATTTTTGACTGGTACTCCGCAGGTGTCCATTACGGCGTTATACGCAAGCGGCTTTTTAATGCAGGGTATCGAAATCGTGCAGGAAAAGAATTTACCCTTGCTTCTATTTATGAAATCTTGCGGAATCGAAAATACGTCGGCGATCTTTATCTCGGTAAAACGCTATTCCGAAAAGGGAAAAGAAATACACACCAGACAAGCGCTAATGTACAGTATTTTGAAAACGTTATTCCGGCCATTGTTTCAAGAGAAATTTTCGAGGAGGTGCAGGTTAAATTGGATCAGAATAAAAGAAGATCAGGTGCAGGAAATGCAAAAGCAATCTATGCATTGTCCGGACTTATATATTGTGGGAAATGCGGGTCTGCTATGGTCGCACACTCGACGAAAAACAGCCGTGGTATAAAAAACTATTACTACAGATGTCCAAAAGGACGTCTTGTCGGAGACGAGAAATGCCCGCAGAAATTTATCAATCGTGATGACATTGAAAGCGCAGTATACCAGCTAATCCGCAAATTATTTACGGCTCCGGATGCGCACAATCAGATAAAAAGAATTATCGCTAAAAATAACATGACTGTAAAAGTTCCCGATTATACAGAACAGATAAAGAGGCTAAAAAAACAGGAAAGCGATGCGTCTAAGCGACTTGATAAATTATATGATCTGTACATGACAGACAATGAAGATGAATTTACTTTGCAGAAAATGACCCAGCTAAAAGAAGAGATTCTAAAACTTCGGACGCAGATCAAAGAGACAGAAGATAGACAAATCATTGCTCAATCTGCGACCTTTGATATTGATAAAATCATTGATACTTTTCAAAAGCAACTTAAACAAAAACAGAGCCCTGAATTTATCAAGACTCTATTTGAGCTTGCCGTAAAAAACGTGACCGTTTATCCCGACAAAATAAAAGTGGCGTTGTTGGTGACCCAAGAGAGATTCGAACTCCCGACACCTTGATTCGTAGTCAAGTGCTCTATCCAGCTGAGCTATTGGGCCATATATGGCAGGGGCAGAGGGACTCAAACCCCCAACCTACGGTTTTGGAGACCGTTGCTCTATCAATTGCGCTATGCCCCTGTATTTTTA